AAGTTATTATTCTTTGATAAATTGTGTTTTGACAGTTTGATTTTTACTTCAGTGTTAAGAATATTTTTTCTAGAGTCACTTACTTTAGCCAAGTTATATCCAAATGACGAATCATTACTATTGAATTTTTCAATATAGAAATTCTCCCTTTCAATTAAAGTTTCTTTTTCACAATTTTCAAGTACTTCAAAAATAAAATTAGTGTCACCATTTTTATTGAATGAGTTTTGAAGATGTTCGTTATCGTGAATACCTTTATTTAACATCCAAAAATGTTTTGCTCTCCTGTTATCCAAATTAACAGAACTTCCGATATAAACTTTTTGGTCAATCTTGTTTTGTATTTTATATATTCCTATTGTTTCAGACATATAATAATCTATACTCATAAATATTTAGAATTGTGATTTATAAGTGAATTTAAATATATTTATAAATAACATTATGGAAAAAATTACATTAAAAAAACAAGATATAACAAAACTCATACAAGTTATTAAAGAACAAGAGGAAGAACAGGAACCTTTTGAAGTTATTGAAGTCACACCTGATGAACTTTATAGATTGATTCCTGCAATTGACTATAACTTAAATGCTCTATCAAAGTTAAGAAAATACAGAGATAAAAAAATTGTGGTTAATGGTAATTTGAAATTGAGATATTCAGAAATAAAATCTTTAGGTCCAATCATTAGAATTAATGGAGATTTGGATATGGTTGATAGTGGTATTGCTTCACTAGATGGTGTAACAGTAACTGGTAGAGTTACTGATTGGGGAAGTGAAAGAGCCAAAATTAAAGAAAGAAGAAGAGTTGCCGGTTTGTTATCACAAGCCCAATCAAGAAGAGAAGATGATGAATGGTCTTTGGAAAATGCTGATGATGAAGGATTATGTGCCATCGCAGTATTTCAATACCTACAAGAAAATGAAGGAGATGAAGTTCAAACCGAAGTTGAGGTCGATAGATTAAGAGAATTAAAAGAGCGTAGAGGAAACATATATTACGACCAAGAGCAAGGTAATGATTCAGAAGAATTACAAGATGAGTTAGATTCTATTGATGCTGAAATTGAAGAAATTGAAGAAAAGATTGATGTTTATGCATTGATTCCAAGTAAATACGGTTTTTATGGAAAAATGCGTACATATGAAATATACCAAGGAAATTTATATGGAAATACATATGTTGCATCAACAGAAAGCGATGCCGAAGATGCCGCACTTGATTACGCTAAAGAATACGTAGACGAAAACGGAACTGGTGGGTTTAATCGAAATTTTTGGATAGACCATTTAGATGAGGAAGGTATTTTAGATTACTTCAGAGATTTTTATGAGGATGATGTCAGAAACAATCCTGATTCGTACTTTAACGAAGATGATTTTGAATTAACCTCAGAACAAGAAGCACGTAAGGAACAACTTGAAAATTATATTGAGGAAATGGAAAGTATGTTATCGGATTTGGAAGAAGAGCAAAGAAATTTGGAAGATTCTGATAGTGATGAATACAATGAGTTAGATGAAAAAATACAAGAGGTTCAATCAAACATCGATACCGCACAAGAAGAATTAGATTCAATTGAACCTGATACAGAACCAACGGAAGAAATGATTGATAATAAGGTAGATGAATTGTTAGATGATGTTAAATACGATTATCTTGCAAAATTGGAAGAGTTCGGAATTGATGCGGAAGAATATCTAGATAAAGATGCTTTGGCTCAAGCGTGGGTTGATGCTGATGGATTAGGGATTATGAGTGGATACGACGGCTCTTATGAAACCACTTATGTTAATGATGAAACATATGTCGTAATGAGAACAAATTAACCTTTAATAAATCCCAATATTAATTTATATTTGATAAAAAAAGAAAAAAATGTCGGGAAGAAAATTAAAAAAAGGATTTGAATTTTTGTTAAATACGGATTGGATTTTCCAAGAACCTATTGATTTAGAACATAAACAATATGTTTTATTAAGTTATTTTCAAAAGTTAAACGAGAGATTTGATAAATTTGAGGTTTATCCCTCCTTTATTGAATTGTCTTTACATTTTGCAAACGTAAGAACAATGATTAGTGAAAACAAAATGTTATCAACCGATAAGAGATTTGAATATTTTGATGATGAATTATTGGTTGCTGATTTGAAATACAACCAAATACCAGAATTAAACACTGACGAGGATTCGCAGTATAAAGAAATCTTAAAATACACAGCACCAAAGATTTACGATTATTTTAATATTGCAAAATCAATATGGGGTTTGGTTAATGAAAGTATATCAGTTCAGTTAAGAAGAAATAAAAATGAATTAACCAAAAAATCAGGATACTTTTATTTCAATAACAAAAAAGAAAAGACATTATATGTTTGGGAATACAAATTGAAAAAAACTAAAGGTAGTACTGATTTAAGAAACTTTTCAAATTTAATTTACTCGGGACCAAAAGATGATTTGACATTATCAGAAATTATTAATAACTTCAGTAAGTGGAACAAACCTGACGAAAATACAAAATATCCAATATTTGAAGTATCAGGGGGAGAAGAATATCCTTTGAATGAAACATTATTACCGATTTTCAAAAGAAGAGTTTTAGGTTATATAAATCAATCATTATCAATAAAATACGATAAGGTATGAAAGAAAAAATTACATATGAATTAATTGAGAAACTTGTTAATTCAAATCCAAATGATTATACTTTGGGAAAGAAAGTAAGAGAAGTTATTAATTCAATCAAATATCCCGATGATAAAAAGATTTCTGACAATTCAGACAATAAAGGATAACCTCAATAGAGGTAAATTATTAAAGGACCTATTTAAGGCCGATGCAATTATTTTCGTTGATAAATTATCCACAGAGGTTTATAACCTTTATCGTGGCGGAATGACCGAGAAACAAATCGTTGAAAAAATCAAAGACTGGAATATATGAAAACATTAAGAAACAAACAAACAGGAAAACTCGAACGAGTTAAAGACAAAGACGCCTTACCAAAGGTAAAATACGGGTGGGAATACGTATCAAAATCAGAATGGAAAAATCAATTTAGAAATCCTAAAGTTGAAACAAATGACAACACCACTTCCAAAAAACAAAGAAAGAATTCTTCTAAATAAGTTAAGAGGACCTTTACATATCTCGTTTATTGCAGAAAGCATTTTGGAGTGTAATGAGTATAATGCAAAAGAAATACTCAAGGATTACATTGAAGAGGGTGTCATTGAAGAAGTAAAAGACAATAAAAATTTTTATAGAACAAAATCAAATGCCTGAATTAACAAAATTTACACCGGTTGAACCGCTCAAATCAAACAGATTCATTATCAAATTTAACAAAGAGGTAACTGTACCTGAATATCTTTTTAGAAGTTTTAAAATTTATAATGAAGGGGAGAAGTTAATCTTCAAAACAAAAATGTATCAAACCGTAAATTATTCATTTAATCCTGCGGACCTATTCAAAATTACCTCAGTTACGATTGAATATTTAGACCCAATTGGTGAAGTAGTAAATGGATTAAATTTTGATGTTCAGGGTTCAAACCTATCGTTTAAGAATGATTACTCAGACGATAATTTATCAATTATTGATTTTCAGTTTGTAATTAATCCTGAAACAATGAAGTTAATTTATCAAAATAGTTGATGTATGGATAAAGAAATGGTTAATCACCCTAATCATTACGGAGGTGAATTAAATCCATACGAAGCAATCAAGGTTATTGATGCTTGGGGCTTGGATTTTTGTTTAGGGAATACAGTAAAATATATTTCAAGAGCAGGAAAGAAAAACACTGATAAAGAATTGGAAGATTTAAAAAAGGCACTTTGGTACTTACAACATAAGATTGATACATTAGAAAAAAGATGATTGAAACAGGAAAAATTATAAATGGAGATTGTTCGGAGGTTATGAAAACATTTCCTGAATCATCGATTGACTTAATAGTGACTAGTTGTCCATACGGTGTTGGAATCGCATACGACGTACATAATGATGATGTTATTTTTGATGAATATTTGGAGTTCTCTGAGAATTGGTTAACCCAAGCATTTAGAGTGTTAAAAGATGATGGTAGAATCGCTCTTAATATTCCTTATGAAATCAATCG